GTCTGCATAAAGTTCATAGTATTGTGTTGTGTTTAATATTTCCATTTTATTATGTTTTAATTAATGTTTCAGATTTCATCCTTTTGGAATCTTCAGACTAGCTACTCAGCTAGTTATCTGTGAGATGAGAATTTTTGCCTGTGATGTCCGAGCTACCCTTAATTTGCTGTGCCTGTCGTGTTGCTCTTGGCAGGAGAGTGGTTTCCTTTCCACCCAATACTTTTTATGAAGTAGTATCAAACTTTGATATTTCAAATATACAACAATTATTAACACGATTTACACAATTATGTTAAAATTTTGTTCAAGATTGCTAACTAACTGGTAATCAGAGAGATTAATTTATGAATTTAACGAAGTTTTCTATCTCTGGTTTGTTTTTTTCATTACTTTTTGAATAAAACTCATACAATTTCTTGTATTCTTTTTTAAGTTGTAAGTAATTTTCTATAAGCTCATCTAAATCTGGAGTGTCTTTTAGTTGTAGATATTTCTTAAAGATTAACTTTATTTGTATATAAGATTTCTCTAGGTGTGGGTCATTTTTTAACCAATAAATAAAATTCTCCAAAGAATATAAAACAGTTGTATGGTCTTTGTTTAAACTTCTACCTATTGATGTTAAGGTTAAGTTTGTCATTTCTCTTAAAAGAGTACAGTACATTCCTCTGGATTCTACATACTCTCTCCTTTGAGATTTTAGAATATCCTCATTATTAAGGTCTATTCCAGTCTCATGTTTAATTATCTTTTTTAATTCTGTTTGTATCATATTCGTTTTCTTTTATTGCTTTTAATATTCCTGCACATGCTTCATACATTTCAAGTTCTTCATAGAATTGCATCATTAATTGCATTTCTTCTTTTGTTGTACCATTCATTATATCAAGTAGTGCCATAAAATAAAATCTATTTATTTCTTCACTCAAGAGTTCCTCGTAAGACATATTCATTTAATTCACTTTCATTGTTAACAAAATACTCCTCAAATGTCTTAATTGCTCTCATTACTTTTTCTTTACCAGAATTGTAAAAACTTTCTTTACAATCCCATATACCTAAATCTCCTGTCTTTTTGCAAATTACGAAAAAATAAAATTTATCGTAAGATACAGAAAATAATTCGCTATACAGATATAACTGAACATCATACCCATATTTTTTTGCTGCATAAGGAAATCCTTTTATGTCTGAACTTGTTTTTAAATCAGCAACATAGTTTGGTCCTAGCACATCTGCCTTTGCTCTAAATGCATAACCATGTAGCATTTGAACAGCAGGAACTTCAAACTCTGCTTTTCTTGTTATTCTTTGCCACATCTCATTCTGTAATAATGCATCCACACTATACATTGCTTTGTCATATTCTTTTCTGGTATATACAAATTCAGAACTACCAACCTCTATAACTTTCTCCTTATATTTTTTTGTTAGTGCTGATTGCACCTCTACTATTGTTACCAGGGATTCTAGTTTGTCTGGTTCTAATGCTGCTAAATGTATTAGCCTTCCTGTTTTAAATGCAGGATTATCTTGCTTAAAGTTTAAACTTCTCTCATAAGATTTTGGAGAATCTAAAAGCTGTTTAATTGCAGATGAGCTTAATGCATTTCTGCCTAGCTCTCCATAATAGAAAGTATCGCTGTGCATCTTTACAAGCAATTCCTTCTCTGTATATTTTATTCCATTTAATAGTGTTATCATATTTCTAGTTTTACATTAATCATTTATTAGTATAATGTTTTTATAATTCTTTCGCCAACTGCTTTTACTACATCTACGGTTACTGCATTACCACACATCTTATATCTTTGAGTGTCAGAGTTATCTTCTGCAAGTGTCCAATTGTCTGGAAACCCTTGTAATCTTTCACACTCTATTGGAGTTAATCTTCTTATTAAGCCAGTACTTTGATTTATTTTATCTAAACTGCTTAAATATTCGCTAGATGAACCCTGTCTGCCTATAGCTTCAGTTAGACAATTATGAGTTATATATTTAATTACAGGCTGCCCTGAACCATCTTCTCTTGCTCTTGATGGTATTGTAGGTGCATTTCCACTTTTTATACTTCTAAACCCTCTACCATCTTTATGAGTTCTAAATGTACCTCCAATAGCTGCTTGATTACAACTTGTGTCTAATGTTTGAGCTTGTTTTTTACCAACTCTACCATTGCGAGTTTTTGAGTTTGGGTGAGATAAATTAACACTATCTCCAGGTGTTGTTATTTCATATCCTTTTTTTGTTGCTGATTTTACTTTAATTTGTTTTGGTTGTTTGTAATCAGTAGCTGATAAGCAGCTCATTATGGCATTAGTATTATGTATAGCACCTCTTTCTCCTCCTTTATTTGTATCTCCAAACAAACTTATTTTATCGTCATCTTTTCCAAAGCTTTCTCCGATAGGAAATACTTGTCCTCTACTTTTGTTTGGAGCATATCCGACAAGGTAGATTCTCTCTCTATTTTGGGGGAGAAACCAGCTTGTATTAAGCAGTTGCCATTCAAGTCGATAACCCCCAATGTCGGTAAAGGCTTTGATAATTGCCCAAAAGTCCTCGCCATTGTTTGAGGAGAATGTTCCTTTAACATTTTCCCAGATAAAAAAATCTGGTTTGAGTTCGCTGATGAGATTAATTGCTTCACTAATAAGGGAGCTTCTATCTCCATCAAGACCTTTTCTTTTTCCTGCAAGGCTAAAATCTTGGCAAGGACTTCCAAAAGTGATAGCATTGATTCTTTTGGGTAATTTATCTCGTTGAATATTTGTAACTGATTCGACATAAGTACTATTTTTAAAATTATAATTATAAGTTTTTATTGCATATTTATCTATCTCAGAGTAATAAGAATTTATCTTAAAACCTGCTTGGCTTAAACCTAAATGAAAGCCACCTATTCCACTAAACAAATCAAGTAAGTTTATTTTCATCTAAAATTTACATTTTATACAATTCCATTTCTCTCCAATTTTATTTATATACTTAATAAAATCTTTTCCCTTTTGATAATATGTCCATTCTTTATTAAAGTATATCGCTGTAACTTTACACTTCTCCAGAGGTATATTAACATTGTCATTATCAAAATCATGTTCTACTTTTAGAACTATTGAATTTTCAGTATGCCAACTATCAGCTAATCTTTCTAACAAAAGTCTTTGGCCTGTTGGTATTTTACTATACTGATATTTAACTTCAATTAAAATTAGAATCTTATTATCAAATTCTAATATTGCATCAATATCACTTGGATGCATTTTGCCATTTTGTACTCCAGTAAAATCAATTACCTGCTTCACTCTATCTCTATTTTTTATAAGGCTCATAATCCTATTTTTTTAGCCTTCTCTAGTTTTGTAAGTTTCTTTTTTAATTCTTCGTTTTGTTCTTCTACTCTTAAAGCTCTATTGATTGCTCTTATCTTATCTTCTCTATACATACTTATAGATTTGTGATATGCTTTTCTCTCTTGTTCAAGATGTGAAACATACATTCCAATCTCTGCTAATGCTCTTTTGCTTTCATCTAGTTTGTCGCTTTTTATTTCTTTGCTTACACTTATTAAAGCTCTGCCTAACTGCTCAAAATTAGTTAAGTATTCTAACTCTCTTACTAGGTCAATTTTATCTGTACTCATCATATAATTTTTTAAGTTTTTGTACTACTTTGTTCATGGTGCAACCACCACATCCTTTAAGGTCTTTATTTTCTCTAAACACCCTATTACTTATCTCTATCATTCTTGCCCATTGGTCTGTTGGTATGTGTTCTCCTCTTGGTTTAAAGTATAGGTTAAGATACTCATATTCTTTCTTTGTAAAAAGCTCTGGTCTGTAATAAGGAAATTTCCTATTTAAGGTCCTTTTCCTTTCGTTACAGCCACAATCTTTATCCAGCTTATCACTTACATAGTCAACAGCTTTTTTGATTCCAGTAGCCTTTGTAATTCTTTCTACTGTATCTCCAAATCCCTCTGACCTGTTGTTGTAATTCTTTTTATAAGTTTTATAGTCTGTCATAATCCTCGTTTTTAAAGTCCTCGTAATCTTCATAAAACTTATCCTTAATTATATTTTTTGCATTTTTTAGAGTATTGAAAATTGATACCCAACTTATCTTTGTCTCTGCTGCAAGTTTTCTTATACTTAATCCAGAATCTCTATAAAGTACAAATAATTTTTTATCATACCAATGCCAGTTTTCTATCTCCTTATCAATCTTCTGACATATCTGGTTATAAGCATCATTTTCCTCAACATTGTCAGATTGAATTAGCTGGAGAATCCCATCATCAATACTAACCTTTTTCACTTTTCGTTTTTGGTTATAATATAAATAATATGTTGTTCTTAAAGTAAAGTACATATATCCCCTTCTTATTTTTCCATTTTCAATAACCTTATCTGGCTCTGCATATTTGTGTAATATTAAATAACTTTGTTGAACTATATCTTCTGCATAATTCTTTTCTCCAAAGCTCCTTACTATTCTTATCCACTCATCATGTTGTTTTGCAACAACTCCTAACCACTCTGCTCCCTCTCCCATTTAACAGTCAAACTTATAAACCCTATTAAACATTGTAGGGTATATTCATCAAATCCATCATCATACTGTTCTTTGTGATATAAAGCTCCAACCATAAAACCTTTTATTAATGCAATATAAATGTCAGCAAATTTAAACTGTGCTATGACTAAAAAAATTGTTGATATAAATAGTAATATTGTTAAAATCAAAATAATAAATCCTTTTCTTTTTTCTTATCTAATAAATCTCTATCCATAAAAGTAAAGCCAATATTATTGAGCTTCATTCTTAATTTGATAGGCTGGTCAAAAGGAGTACACCTTCCACCAGTTTCCATTTCTTTTATTTTTAGTACATATAAATATGTAAACACCCAGTCAGTTGGATGAGATGTATATCTATGAATACAAATCACATCATCTGCACGATTACCCCATTTACCTCCTCCTTCAACAGATGCCATTCCTAATTGCATTGGTAGTCCTTCATACTGATGGCCTTTAGCTTGAGTTTTTCTTAATGCCTCTGTAACTCCATGAGCATTTAAAAATACTGTTATATTATTTTTCTTTGCAAAAAGTCTAAACTCTGTTGCTATTTGGTAATCATATTCATGACCTCCAACTTCTTTATATAACATTTTATCTTTCATTAAAGAGTTATATGGGTCAACTAAAAAGCCATGATAATCCCATGCATCTTTAACTATTGATGCTTCATCCAAAAGTTCTCTATAAGTATATAGCTGTTCTACATCTATAATTTTAAAATAAGTATCTGACCATTTTAAAGCATCTTTGATTTCTTCATCTTCTGCTTTGGTAATTGGCTTACCCATTTTAAATTCTACAATTTTTCTTTGAATTGATTGTGGAGTATTTTCACTACTCCATATTAAGAAACGAAGTTTGTGTTTAATAGCCCAGAGGATGAATAGGTAAAGTATAACAGTAGTTTTTCCGACATTGGCATGACCTATCAACAAATTAAAATTACCATGCTTAAACCTTACAAATTCATCTATCTCTGAGATTCCTATCTTAAGCCCTTCTTTTACCCTGCCATGCTTTATGTCAAGTAGTTTAGAGTAAATTGCAGAAGGGTCTGTTATCATTTAGAATGGTATGTCAGCTGATTGTCTGTCTGGGTTTTGTTGTCCATTGGAGACTGCTGCTCCTTTATCTATTTTCCAACCAGACAAATTTGTAAAATGTTTGCCCTGCCATTCTTTACCCATAATGTTTATAGAGACAGTTACCCCATCTCCTACATTATAGCCATTTAACATGTCAACTTTATCGTTAACAAATTCTATTGCTAGAAGTTGAGGATATTTCCCAACTGTTTCTAACATTAAAGTTCTCTTTCTAAATTTAGGAGAGACTTGTTCTAAATTACCTATCGTTTTGATAGTTCCTTTTAATTCATGCATAAATATTTATTTATATATTAATTCAAAATCCTTTTGAGAAGGAATTAAATTCGCTTCAAAAAAGAATACTTTTCTTATGAACATTAAATCTTTAAAAAATTCTTCCTTTTGTTTAGGAGTAGCAGAGGTCCAATTAAAATCTTTCCCTACTATATCAATAGCAGCTTTTAAAGCTACTTGATTGGTTATACTTTGCTGTTGAGACTTAGCCCAATTAGCATCTTTAAATTTATTCTTTGCCATTAAAATGTTTGTTTAAAATTAAATTCTTTGTGTCTGCTGAAATCTTACTTCTTCTTAAAAGTTCAAAGAGAGAACTTCTTAGTTCATCATTTTCTTTTTTAAGTGCTGTAATGATTTCAATATAATGGTGGTCCATTTTACAAAAATAGTAAAATTTTTTAAATAAAAAAAAAGGAGAGATTTTTACACCCCTCCTTTTCATAACAAAGAACAAAAAAACATACTTAAGAAAAGTCCCTTATTTTTTCTGTATAAGTATCTATCATGTCCTGTATATCTGCATCTGTAAATTTAACAGTTTGTTTGGATTTAAAATATAATTCTTCTGATAAGTTTTCCCCAAGATATAAACTATATAGATAAGCCTCTCCATATTTAAAAACATTACATTTTACACATTGAGCATTTACATTTGCCTCATCCCATCTTGTAGAATAATGTTTTCTTGATATAAAATGACCAGCTTGGATTTTACTCCAATGTGTTTTTTCTCCACAAGTACAGCATCTGCAATATCCTTCTTTATCAGCATCTCTTAGTCTTATATATTTAGAAAATATAGTGTCAAGTTTTTTTATTAGATTTTTTCTTTTTGGTTTTCTAGCCATCCATGTGATGAATCAGAGTTTTACCAAGAGGCTCATCTATCTCTTTTATTTTTTTATAAATATATTTACTATTAGCCTTAACCTCATTTTTTTCTTCTTTGCTAGAATCTAATCCTAGATTTGTATATTGGATTGCATCCAATTTTAATAATTCATCTGTTCTGTCTTTTACAGTTAATGTAAAATCTTTTATTATTTTATCTGCTAATAGTCTTACTTTTTCCATTTTTATATTTATATATTTAGTTAATAATTAATTTACCACTAACCCACCAAAGTTCTCAAGATTTTTTGAGAAAATCAATAAGTTGTCTTTTAAAGTTTTTAAGAATTTTTGTTAAAGCCTATCTCCTTCTACCCTGACCTCTATATTTTTTCTTATAACCATTTTGTCCTCTACTTGCATTTTTAGAATGAACACTAGGTCTTTTTTTTCTTTTAGGAGGTATATATATATAAACCTTTGGCCTCTTAACCTTTCTTCTAGCCACTATGCTCTTGTCTTTTCAAAACTCCTTCCACCAAAATATGCTCCTATTATCAAAAGTAAAATCTGGTTTATATTATCAAGTTCATACTCAAGAAAAAAACCAGCTGTATAAACAAGTGTAATAAAAATTAAAGTAAGAGGTCTTACATTTGAACTTAACCAACTACCACTCTTTGCATCTGCCTCCCACCTTCTTGTAACAGCCTCCATCTCTGCCATATCCATCTCTAAAAGTTTCAATGCCTGTTCTTTATCAACTGGAGGTAATGTATCATCTTTTTTAAGTATATTTTTTACAATACCTAGAACTCCTTTGTCTGGAACTACATCTAATAAGTTATTTACTAAACCACTCTTTGCTAAAAACTGACCTACTTTAGTTTGTCCAAACTTCTTTTTGTCTTTACTCATATCTGCATATATTTAGTCTTGTTGTTTTCTTTATATGCTTTCAAACATCTCCCTCTATTCTCTCTATCACTTATATAAGATACATGAACCCATGATGGATTATTATCATCTCCAAACTCCCAAATTAATTGGTCAAAATTCAAATTATCTTTTATATAATAAAACATTTCTGCATTTGTTGCATATCCATATATGTCATCAATATCTACTGCTCTACCTTCGCAATGTTGCGACCTAGAACTTCCCCCTATTGCTGTATTTAATGCCTTACTTCTAAAGAAACTGTTTATTTTAATAGGTCCATCTACATATTCTCTTAAAGGTTCAAATATGTTTCTGGCCAGATTCATCATGTTGCTGATTTCGTAGTCATCTGGAGTATTATCTATATCTAATCGTAAAGCTGTATTTGATTTTATTGCCTCTTTGTATGAAATATTTTCACTAATAGAAGCCATTATTACATTTTGATTTTTTTCAACCAAGTATTCCACCAAGTACTTACTTTGTGGTTTATTATTTCGCATTTATTTGCTAACCATCTAAATATTCTTACCATAACTATTTTCTTTTGTCTATTAATTCTAAAATTTTAAAACCTGTATAAACTATTGTCATAACCAAAAGCACAACTTGAAGTCCATCATTTATCTCTGCTACTGACATAGCAAATACTAATACTCCTAATATTGTTGG